CGTAGGACTGGCAACACTAACTTACCTTGCTATTAAAATCATTAAGGAAATTAAATAATATGGATAAATCAGATAAAATATATGAACTCCAGGACCTCCTTATAGACGAGTTTTTACTCAGGGTCAAATCAGGAGAGGCATCCACGGCTGACCTATCGACGGTCAGGCAGTTCCTCAAGGACAACAACGTGTCCGCCGTGGTCACCGAAAGCTCACCACTCCACGAACTAGTCAACGCCTTGCCGTTCCACGACGATAACGTAGACCGAATTGTAAACATGGCGTCCAATGAGTAGAAACTACAAGAGCGAATACGCTAACTACCACGCTAAGCCGGACCAAAAGAAACGTAGGGCTGGCCGCAATGCCGCACGGAGACTCATGGCGCGCAAGCTGGGGCTAAGCAAAATCAAAGGGCGCGACGTCGATCACAAAGACCGAAACCCCAAGAACAACGCTGCGTCGAACCTAAGGCTCCAAAAGAAAAGCCAAAACAGATCACGAAATGGCTGACCTAAGGCAACTCAAAGACTTCAGGAACTTCCTCTACCTAGTGTGGAAACAACTTAACCTACCTGAACCAACTCAAATACAATATGAAATCGCGGATTACATGCAGCACGGAGATAAACGAGCAGTTATCCAAGGCTTTCGCGGCGTCGGTAAAAGCTGGATTTGCTCTGCTTATGTTGTCCACCAGTTGCTGCTCGATCCCTCAAAGAACATACTTGTTGTCTCTGCTTCAAAGACTAGAGCAGATGACTTCTCAACTTTTACTCTTAGGCTTATCCATGAGATGCCACTCCTTAAGCATCTTATACCCCAAGACAAACAACGGTTCTCCAAGATCTCGTTTGACGTCGGACCAGCCCCAGCGTCACACGCCCCGTCGGTTAAGTCGCTGGGTATCACATCTCAACTGACAGGGTCTCGTGCTGACATTATCGTCGCTGATGACGTCGAGGTGCCAAACAACTCGGCGACCCAGATGATGCGAGACAAACTCGGAGAACAAGTCAAAGAGTTCGATGCGATCATTAAGCCCCTCGATGACGCAAAAGTAATCTTTCTAGGAACACCGCAGTGCGAAGACACGATATACAGACAGCTAACCGAGCGTGGCTACCAGACACGCATCTGGCCTGCGCAGTATGTTACCCCAGACCAGAACATGAAGCGATACGATGGTCACATCGCTGCGTGTTGTATTAATATTGATAATAAAGGAAAGTCAACAGAGCCACTCCGGTTCTCTGACGTAGACCTTGCTGAACGTAAAGTATCCTATGGGTCTGCAGGTTACGCCCTTCAGTTTATGCTCGATTCTAACCTCAGTGACGTCGAAAAGTATCCACTCAAGATCTCGGATCTGATTGTGATGTCGTTGGACACTGAGCTTGCACCAGAGAGACTAGTGTGGGCCAAAGACCCGGACCTAGAGTGGGACGGATCGATCCCTAATGTCGGCATGACTGGCGATAGGTTCTACCGGCCTATGAAGACCCTGGGTAAACACATAGAATACACAGGGACCGTTATGTCTATCGACCCGTCAGGACGAGGCAAAGACGAGACAGGCTACGCGGTAGTCAAGATGCTCAACGGGTATCTTTATGTCACAGCGGCAGGTGGAGTCCAGGGAGGATACTCAGAGGAAACCCTTAAGTTTCTCTCTATGACCGCCAAAGAACACAAGGTCAACGAGATCGTCGTTGAGTCTAACTTTGGTGACGGTATGTTTGTCGAATTGCTTAAACCGGTGTTGCGCAAAGTCCACGCTTGCACAATCGAAGAGGTGAGACACAGCACACAGAAAGAAAAACGTATAATCGATACACTAGAGCCAGTGATGACTGGGCATAAGCTGGTGGTTGATCCTAAGGTCATCCAGAACGACTACGAGACTAGCCAGGTGTATCCTAAAGACCACGCGCTAAAATACCAGTTGATCTACCAGCTAACACGTATAACACGAGATCGTGGCGCTGTGACCCATGACGACCGCTTAGACGCGCTTTCGATGGCTGTTGGTTACTGGAGTCAGCCCAAATGGCCCAAGACGCGTCAGAACGCATCCTAGAGCGAAAAGACGACGATATACGAAAAGAGCTCCAGAAACACGCTGAGGCTTACTTTAAGATCCGGCGTGGGGGCGCCAATATTCTCACTTGGTAATTCGTACCGCCTATATTGTAGGACCATAGGTAAAACAATAAGCGATATTAACTAATGTTAGAACAAAAAACCGATGATTTTATATGGATGGGGGAAATACTGTATTGACAAGGGTAGAAATGTCCCCCTATAGTAACTATAGGTTAACTAAAGTAAGTAGTTAGTGATAATAATATTGAATATTACACTAAAGTTAGTCTATAGTTAGACTCTAAGTAACCATGGCCAAAGATTTACAAAGCGTCACTGCTATCCTAGGAGAACATTTTGAAAACTACGTGATCCTGGTGGCCGACTCCAAGCACAGCTGTAAGATCGTCTTTGATAATCACTTTGCCGCCAAAGGACTCGTCAGTGTCGCAAAGAATGCTATTGACGATAGCTTTGGTTCTGGTATTAATTGCTTCGAGATCGACTTCGGTCCACTTTCAGATGACTGACGGTCGGTCTCTTAATGCTTCTTTTGCATTCGTTGTTCCATTAGGCAGGGCTCTTAGTTAACGCTAGGGGCCCTGTTCTATTTTTGGTAAAAATATCTGACACCCTATATATAACGCAGCAGTTCGCCGCGATTCCCCGTGGTCGGTCGAACAGCTGACCAAGCGAACACTGTTCAAAGACTCAGCGATTTCTTTTTGTCAGCCTGGCGCAACTACTATCACTAGGAAGCGCGAGGGGGTGCCAGGGTAGACAATGAGTGAGCACTATGTAGACAATGAGTGAGCGCCGGGTGCATCGTCGGGGTGTGTTTGACTGTTTGTGGGTGTTTTTACGTTTTGACAGGCCAGCGATAACAGAGGGATGACAGAGGGATGACTAGGGTATGACTATAGATGACAGAGGGATGACTAGGGTATGACTATAGATGACAGAGGGATGACTAGGGTATGACTGAGCGATAACTAAAAACGCCAATGCAACTGACCGTCACCAAATGTCAACTGATCGCCAAATAAACTAAAGAAAAAGCTGGAAGGAAACAAAAGGAAACCTAGTATGCACTCAATGGCAGCGAGCTGTCATAACACAAAAGCAAAAAAGCAATGAACAAAAAGAAATACAAAGCTGAGCAGATAGGATTCCTCTGGATGTTAACCGGGGAGAGCATAACAGGAGCGGAGATTTTCGCGAGTCTAAGCGACATTCCATCGAGGTTCTTTGAGAACCTAGAGATCATTCCTGACACGAAGGGAGGTGATAAGTGAAAGACACTATCGACAACGTCATGGCAGATCTCAACAGAGCAAGGCGCCGACACGCTGATGCCGCTGATCGACTCGAGTTTGAGATCACGAGGGCAATCGGATTGCTTATGGATATACAAGGCGAACGCGACCACATGGAGTTGCCACGCCAAGCAACGCTAGACTTCACTGTCATAGAGAGGGGGAACAAGTGAACTTCTTTATCCTGATAATCCTCATAGTAATGTGGTCAGCAATCGCAACTCTAATAATAAACCAGTAATGAAGACTACAGCGAAAATAAAGAGCTCTGTCATTGTTGGCAACCTTAGAGCATGGCGAGCCCTAGCGACACCAGAAGACATCAACGCCGGGGTCGTTTGGTATAACGAAGCTCACCAAGTCGCTCAAGAGCTCTCGACTATCATCGGGGGCACTGTCTGGCAAGGCGCTGCCGTGATTAGCGCTCTGTCACCTATGAACACTTGGGAAGGCAACAAACACAATGCCATTGAGTTGGCTAAATGTTGGACTCTTGGCGGTTCAATAAGTGACGTTTCGGTCTCTACGTTCAATGCAAACAAGCGTAAAGCGTGGGAAATATTAAATAATAATACACAAGCGCTTAGCCAAGAGTCGCGGAAAACTTGGAGCTTCGCCAAGACTATCGAGCTCAAAGAGCGCGCGCAGTGTGTCGTGATTGATCGATGGCACCTAAGAGCCTGTCTGACACGCTCCAAGACTCGCCGTGATCAACTAGGCGAGTCTGTAGGAATTCCACAGTATGATCGCATAGAGCGCCTAACGATGGACGAAGCAGCTAAACTAGGTGAATCGCCGTGTGTTTATCAGGCAATCGTATGGTGCACTATCAAGCGCCATTGGGAAGGAGGTTCAAAGTGAAGCTAACAAACGATCAACTAGAAGCTGCTGCGATCGCTGCCGAAGAATGGCCGAAGCACTATCAGAAAACCGTTGATCTTTATGTTACAAAAGATTTAACATATCCAGAAATCGCTGAAGATGAAGCACGGCGCTGGAAATGTGAGGGCCTTTGGGGCTTACCTGTTGGCGCTTGGTGACCAGCTGTTTCCGCTTGTGTCTCTGTATGGGACACCGAAGAAACAGAAGAGTTTTTAGAAGAAACAGAATACGCCGGCTACGGAGAGCTAGAAACGCCGGACACTGCGCGAAAACAGGAGATGCATGATGAGCTCTTCGCGACTTTGCACGCTCTGCGCGCTATCGCTCCGGATTACACGAAACTCATTGATTATCCGGGTAACGCCAAGCTCGTAGCTTCTAAATTTAGAGAATATAAAACTAATGAAGATTAACAAGGAGAAAGGCCCTTGTGATGCGTTCGGGTTTCCTTTGGCGATCAATTGGAACATTGTTTTACAAAATCAGGCCCAAGGAAAACCGCTGACAAAAGGCGCTTACATCATCACCAACAACAACAACCAAACAACAAAAAAGCAAAAATGAAAAAGACAGAAAAAACAAAAGACCAGAAAAGACATGATAACAAAATGATCGCCTTTGCGGTTAGCCGTGCGCACTCAAGGGCGTTCAATTTGTTACTCGAGTTTAAAGAAGACTACCACATGAGCGAATGCGACATCACGTCAATATCGTCTGGCATCATATCGAAAATCATGGGCACAAATGATTTTGAGATCACTCGCGCTCGAAACAGGAAAGCTCAGAAATATGTTGGCGAACAATGGGAAGAAGACACAACGCACTTGAGCGCATACGCTGATCTCTAATTGATCCACACAAAACAACCATAAAACAAGCCCCTTGGATTGATTCCTTGGGGCTTTTCTTTGGTCAAAAACCGATCGCTTGAACACTACTCAAAAGTCAGCGCACCGCCCTACTATCATCAGCGTGCCCTGAAATTTCTAAGCGTGCCCGGAAAGTTCATTAACAATAAATAATATTACTAATGTGAAAT